TCATTTCTCACCACCTTTCACGGAAACCACCGAAGAATTTTTCACTAAACCAGAATCATCAGAATGAAATATCCAATGCTCACCCTGCTCACCCACGAAACGAACAGAGTAACGGTCGACGGAAACCACAACCCCCTTGTCAGTCCTAAACCCCGGCTTGAACATACGGCCGTTCGCGTAAACCCATTCATCATTTCCGGCACAGCCATAAGCCAGCCGAGCCCATTCAACAGAACCAGCACCAGAACGGCCCACAGACGATCCGGCAGCGACTACGGTATTCGTGACGGTGACAACACGCGAGCCCGCGGAAACGCCCCCAGCGCCCCGCCAAAGCACAACAGACGCGAAAGCGGAACAACAACAGCAAGCGACCAACAGGAAACTTTGAAATGCGTTCATTTTTTTACCTTTCGGCTTGATCCGGCCGGCACCGGAAAAATCAGTCTTCACGGCACCGGCCGGCAGAATACCCAAACCATCCCCGAACAACTCCGTAGTGTCGTAACACCCGAAAATCTCTTTATCCTTCGTAACCCATTTCGGCTTGGCTATAGCAACCCGACAGTCTTTGTAAAACTTCTGCCAGACAAAGAACCGCTTGAGGAAAAAACCGAGCGAGAGCCCCGCCACCTCAAAATATTGCATGTCCCGGCACATCCACACGAAGCCGACAAGCTCACGTATACGGCTGTCCAACGTGCTAAACACCTGCAGAATGAAAATCACATCGATGTAAACTTTCCGGGACTGACGAAGAAAGCGAAGCGTTGACCGATAGGTCTTGTCCGTGGTCGCCCTGGAGCGGTCCAGCGAATCAAACCACTCGTTGACCTCATCGAGGACAACAAGAACCTTTTTTTCAGGTGTGCCCGGGGGAATCACACTTTGAAAACCATCCTCCATATCTTCCGGAACAAGGTAATTGTATTGGCCTTCCTGATATTCCCACTTGTAGCGTTTTCGAAGAATCCGACAAATAGGAGCATCAGGAGAAAGAACCAGACTCATTTTTTTAGTGTCAATGTCGTAGACCTCAACCGCGCCGACAAGGCGCATATTCATATAGACGCGCCCGCCCTCGGAGATATATTTCAACACGCGATAAATGGCAAGACAGCTTTTACCGCCGCCAATAAGACCAACAACAGCCTCGATCATAACCCACCTCCGAGTTATGAACCTGCAGAACCCTTGAAGGGTACCGCGTCCCAAACCGTGAAAAGATAGTGCAAAAGCAGAGCGGTCAAACGAACGGAGAGATACAAGCCGAGGCATTTGAAAGTGACGTAAACCGGCCAGATGTATTCAAGCTTGTCAAACCACAGCATGAGGGAGGAAAGGGACGAAGAAGAGCCACCACTTTGAGCGGCATTCATATCAGTGACAACAAGGTCAAGCCGGTCAGAGATGATCGAAAACAGCCAAAGGAACGAGGCCCAAACAGCGGCAGAAATAACGAAGGCCGCAGTCTTTCGAAATTCACGAATGACCATGAAGACGTTCGCGAGCGTCGCACCGATAGCAATCAAAATAGGTAAAGCCATGATCAAACCTCCATGAGGACTTTATGACACTGGTAAAGGCAAAGCAGGTAAAGGAACCAGATTTCAATCAAACGCCAAAGCGGCCGGAACTCAGTGACCCACGTATAAGAAGGATCACTCCAATCAAGCTTCAAACGCCAATCCAACGCACCCCATTTAATTTCCTTATCGAACCACACCGGATTGGCAACACGACCGTTACCCATATTCTGGTAATCAATTTTAGGACGGGAAGAGTCTTCAAACGCCGTGAGCTTGTTCCAGACCGATTGAAGCTTAGTCAACAAATTATCCCGTACATCCTCCTGCACGGCGTGCAACTGGACTGCCCCCACCGGCTCCACATCCGTACGGGCCGAAAGAGCGTTATCAATATTGCCCAACCTATATTTTATCGTGGCCAGCTCACTCATCACCCCAGACAAATCCGTTGCAGACCCGCCATTCAACGCTTGCACAACTTGACCGAGGTTCTGCTCAACCGTCGACAGGTCGACTTCGGGAACATCCACAGGAGGAATAGAGGCAACCTCATTAATCAAATCCGTCAACTTGTCGTTGCCAACTTGAAGCTTGCCGTCTATACCACTCATCACTTGCGCCTGATCCGCATCGCGGGAAACCCACCGAATTTTCTCCAGCTCCCAAAACAACCGCATGTGATTCGAATCAGTAGCAATATTTTCATTGTAGGATTTCAACGTGTCGGCAACATCGCAGAGGTGTTGAAGCTTGGCCAATGACTGGTCGTCTGAATCATTCCAATGAATAATCTGACTGGCCCACATATCCAAATTTTCTTGAGCGAGCTCGTTCCCCGTCAGAATCTTGCCCTCAATGCGTTCAAGCCCCCCCACCGCATCGGAAACACGGCTTTCAATATCCCCAAGCTTGCCGCCCACGTCCGAAAAACCCTGATTCATCGACGTAAACGCGGCTTCCTGTTTAGCGACCACATTAGCCGTATTCTGAGCTATCGTTGACGCACTCGAAGCAACCGAAGCCATATCCGAACCGATACCAGACAAAGCCCCGGAAACGCCACCGAAACCACTGGACAGCTCATTCAAAATACTTTGTTGCAATGTACGGGAAGCTGCAACATCTGCAGAAATAACACCGAGGGAATATTCAACCGTATGGTGATGTCCGTTCAGGCAACTCATCAGTTCAGTCTGATTGGCAAGCAATCGTTGCTGAATCAAACCGAGGTCCGAATGAACTTCACCACGGAAACCCGGTATAGCCGTTGAGAGGCCCAGCAAAGAAGCTTTAGAAGAGCGGGTATTCTGCTCAATGGCAGAGAGCAGTTGAACAGTCTGTTCCGAAGACAAAGGCGCAACCGTCGTGCCGCCGCCGTCAGTCCAAGGGTCGGCAGGATCATCGGTGCCAGTCCCCGGCAAAACAACCTCAGTGAACTTTGTCCCGTCCCAGTACCATTCACTGCCCTCAGGATCAGGATTAAAAATATTCCCGTTCGGATTTTTCCCGTAAACCCATTGACCAGTAGGCCCGCCGGGAACGGAAGGAACAGTAGTCGCATCAGTCCATTTATTGTGACCAACCCACCGCTGAGAAGAACTATCCCAAACCCAATCAAATACGCCCGGAGGATAGACATTACCCGTCAGAGGATTCAGAGGAACATCAGGAGGAAACGAAGGATTGTCATTCAGTCCAGTATTCAAAGAAATGACGTTATAAGACGCATCGACACCATACCGAGAGGAATCACCCCACCAACCCCAAGGGAGTTCCTGCAGCATGGATGTGGTCAACCCTAGAGACGCAGGAAGATAATAAACGACGACATTCAAATTCAAAACCGGCTGATCGGGAACCGTGGTCATCGAAACAGGAGCACCGGAAGAAAACTGATAAGCCAATTTATAACCCGAAAGACCGATCCACCAAGCATAAACCGGAGCACCGTATTCAGTACTCTGTTGAAACTGAGGTCCGGCAACATCCCACCAACCAGAAACCCACTTGTATTGACCTTGCAACAACGTGACAGAATCAAATGTAAGATTCTTAAAATTATGAGACTGAGCCGGATGAGTCCACGTTAAATTTACTCCACCCACATTATAATAGTGAGAATACTGAGGAACAGACGCGCTGAATGTATCGTCGCTGTCCATGCCAAAAAGCCGACCGGTCCCATTGCTGGACCTGTAAAGATACATTCTGTTCTGACACTCATCCCACCTATTGCCGCCCAAAGTGTCGGAGAAAAATAGCAAAGGCCGGATAGACATGTTCTGATCAAGAACAATGTACCCTTCACCCGCTAAAACATCATGCGCTTGGAAAAGGCCACAAACAACAAGCAGCCCGAAATATAGCCGAGCGCGAATAAAATCCAATGCGCGATTGTGCATAAGTTCCCCAACAAAGTTAGAAGTTCGGTAACCTGTTCAGGAGTCATAAATTCACCTCCTAAACGGAGAATTACTATCTCTCATGATATCAGCAAAATCACGACGAGCCTGATCTGATGCAGACCCTTCAAGACAAGATTTAACAAGCATATAAACGTTATATAAAAACGCGACCCCTAACAAAGAACCGAAAATAATACCGATAATCGGGTAGACGCGAAAAAGAACAACTACAACGTCGTTTGAGATCGTATCCACAGTGACACGATCAACGACCCCCACCGGATCACCTTCCCCCGCGATCGCGGAAAGGCAGACGAAAAGCAACACGGAAAACATCAGAATCTTTTTCATGGGAAACCCTTTCTTAAAGAGCCCGCAGAGCGGGGTTGCGCACCCCCGCCCCACGGATCATGGCCTAGCGGCCAAGGGCGCCGACAACCTTCCGGTACACCCAGCGAAGGAACACGAAACCGAGCATCGCACCATAAACGATGCCGATGATGCCCAGCACGTCGATGATGATAGCCTTGATCGCCGTGCCCGCCGTGGCCACGTCGAACGTCGACAGGACACCCGTGGGGTCCGTCTGAGCCATCGCACCCGTCGCACCCAGAACCACCGCCAAGGCCAGAGCCCGGGCATACTTGCGCATCTTCTTCATTCTGTTTCCCTTTCTCGCGAGGATACCGCCCCGCACGGTTTTTGCCTTTATTGGCAAATCATCAAGCCTGTTCTATGCCCCTGCGAACCTCATAACCCGCCAAAGCAATCGTATAGAGCAACCACGAAGTGCCGAGGCCGAACGACATCCCGCCAATGAAAATGACCGCCATATCCATCACCGGCCCCCGATCCCCTTGAGATACTTCTTGCGAAGCCAAAACGCCACACGAACGAACAGGACGAAAAAAACAATGGGCCACACGATACGGAAGACTTCAGGCAGCACGCCCAAAACCGAATTCAAAACGTCGCTGAGAATCTTTCCGAACATATGACCCCCTTTCAGATCACTTGGCGTAAACGACCGAGATAACCGACTCGACACGGAAGCCCGTACCGGACGCGCTAGAAGTGAGCGAAACGCCGAGCTCGACCTCCTTCAACATCCCGGAATCTTTGAACTGGCCTTGGTCCTTGGGATCAATGAAAATTTTGCCACCGAGGTATTCCAACATACCCCAGCCCTTTTCCCCGACCTTCGTAAACTGCATGATTCCCGACAATTTCAAAATACCCTTCACTCTGTACCGCCTTTCTTTTAACGCACGAATTCAAAAGCGCCGAAATCACACGACTCGACGCGAACCAACTCCCCTCCGATTTTACTCGCATAATCGAGGGCAATCTCAACCGCCTCAAGCATGGTAGAAGCCTCAAAATTTTCGAGCCCTTCCAACCTCACATCACTGACAATAATCAACGCGCTGAACTTTTTCATAGTACACCTCAGAACGGACATTTAGACTGTTGACGCGCATACCACACCCGAGAACGTTCAACGCATAAAGCAGCCGTCAGACGATCACCGCCGACATGATCCCAAGAACCCGTTTCCGGCAATGACTTTTTACGTCCGCGAGCCCGCAACAAACGATCCATCATGCCCCGAAAATGGTTATACTCGTATTCGTTCAACTCCCATGATTGACACTCACGACCCTTAAACAGCTTCGCATTGACAACACCCCACTGACGACCCTGCCAGCTATTGCCCTGACCGTCCAAATGCTTTTGATGATGCAGGATCATGTAGCCATACCAACCGCCATCGGCCAGACGAAAAGACACAGCATGCTCACAGTGAGAAGGATCATTCTCGACACCCCACAGTTTCAACCACTTGACCCGAAGAACCTCACATGTAGATTCACCGCCCCACAGAATACAGTGCAAATGGGGAACGCCCCTTTTCTGCAATTCCACACGCCAAACCAAAGGTATACTTTGATCAATAACAGCCTGACGATATTTGACCCACCGGCTACGCCACTCTTTAGGCGAAGCACAGAACTTGACAGTAAGAGTCAACGCCCATTGACTACCCCCGCCCATACCTTCATTCTGCATTAGGAAATTACGAAGACGACGCCGAGAAGCTACAGAACAGCCAACGATGCGACCACGAAGAGCCCCGCCATTCTTCGACGACATAGGACCAACATTAAGCTGGTGTTTCACACCGCCGTCATTGAAGTATTTTATGGAGTGAACTTTCATGAAGATTTTTTGATTTCTTACTTTATGCGTACTATACCAAGAGAGAGAACGAACTTATTTCAGACGAAGCCCCCCCGAGGCGCGGGACTGCGTCTCCGCGCATCGGGGGGGGGTATTCGTACGAAAAGAAAGGCGTTTGCCCTCTGGTACCGTGAATCCGCATTCAGATTGAAACACGGAGAATGAAGTATCAGACACCTCAAAGAAATCGATATCCCCGAGGCCAGAAAACCCCTGTAATTGATGCAGCGCAACACAAGGACAGAAACCGACACCCCAAGCCCCCGTAGATTGACAGACAGCCACAACGCAAAAAAAACGATAACTGGAACGGCTCAAAGTCATTCCAGAACCCGGCGTTGCTAAAACTGATTCAATCATAATCAGGACCTTCCTTACTTCGTGAACCAATAACCACGGTAAACCACATACCACATGATCAACGCCGTAATTGCCTTATCAAAAAGCCAAAGCCCAACAACTACGAAGTACAAAATTGAATACAACAACAACTTTTTCATTTAATCCCCCCCCCACAATAGACCACGCAAAAATGACAATACACGCCACCAAAGAGGCCGATGAAAAGAGATATTTTTTCGCGGCAGCATGGTCATTATTTACCCTTTCTCAAAACAAGATTATTGCAACACCTAAAAAGATCACCCTTGAACTTGCTGAGACCAGACTTTGTAAAAGGCACATGCGGCAAACGTTTTTCCACAGCAGAGAAAAACCTATAAACCTCACCACAATTGACAGAGCAAAAACGAGCAGGACGACCGCGCCCGCGATAATCATCACTTTCAGGCAACGGCGATCCGCACAGAGCACAGACGGCTTTTGATTTTCCGTACGTAAATAACCGGTCAGACAT